TATATAATTATGTAAATGCCTACGATAAAGACACAGTTATTTTTGTTGAAGGCGAAATAGATGCGCTGGTTTTGATAGAGTGCGGCTATAAGAACGTAGTTACACTGCCAGATGGCGCACCTAAAGAAGCTAAATTTAACGAAAAAGATGCAAGGTTTACAGCCTTAGAGAATTGCCCGTTACAGGCAACTAAAATAGTTCTTTTTTTAGATAATGATGAAGCGGGTAAGAGCCTACACGCAGAGCTGGCGCACAGGTTTGGCAAAGATAGGTGCTGGTATGTGGATTACCCAGCCAATTGCAAAGACGCAAATGACATACTTCTTATGCACGGGGCAAATGCTGTAAAAGCTGCGATAGATGAAGCGCAACCATACCCAGTAGACGGGCTATATAGGGCTAATGAGTATTACGGCAACGTGCTAGATCTGTTTAATGGCAACTATACCAAGCCGATAGAGGTTGGATACCCCAACTTAGATGAGATATATAAGGTTTTGAAGGGTACTTTCCATGTGGTAACTGGTATTCCCAACCACGGTAAGTCTAGTTTCTTAGATCAGATGCTTATAAAGATAAGTGAGAACCATAACTGGCGCTATTGTTTGTATAGCCCAGAGCATTCTACGGCTATGCACTTACGCAGACTTGCCCAAATGAGGTTACGCAAAGCGTTTGACGAAGGTTTTGTTAACCGGATGACCAAAGAAGAGCTACAAGAGGGGCTTAAGTGGATAGATGAAAGATTTTATTTTATAGAAACCAAAGATACCATACCAGATATAGACCACATACTAGATATAGCCAAAGGCAGTGTACTAAAACATGGCTGCGATGCGCTTATTATTGACCCATACAATGAGGTGTCAGCAAAAAGAAACGGCAATGCTAGAGAAGATGAGCACATCAGAGACTTTATTAGCAAGTGCAAGAGGTTCGCTAGAGTGCATGATGTTGTGGTTTGGATAGTGGCACACCCTACCAAGCTACCTAAAGAGAATAACGGCAGCTACAGCCCACCTACAGCCTATGATATAAGCGGGGCTAGCCACTGGAGCAACCAAAGTGATGCGATACTTACAGTGCATAGAAACTTTGATGATAATTCCATTAGAGTTATAACTAGAAAAATTAGAGAGCAGGGGTTATACGGAAAGATAGGGGAAGCTAAATTCTTATATGACCATAAAGACAGGCAGTTTGTAGAAGAAGAAAGTAATGATATAGTAGACTTCTCCAAGTGGAGTAATTAGCGTAGGAGCGCCAGATGCCAGAGTACAAACCAAAAGAATTAGTTACGCTGCAAGTAGCTGATTTAATACCATACGAACGCAACCCAAAAACACATCCAGAGTCACAAATACAATTGTTAGCAAACAGTATCCGTGAGTGGGGCTGGACAATACCTATACTTGTTGATGAAGCTAATACCGTTATAGCTGGTCATGGCAGGTTATACGCAGCAAAAGAATTAGGAATTACAGAAGTTCCTTGTTTGATAGCCGCAGATTGGTCAAAAGAGCAAAAATCAGCCTATGTAATAGCAGATAATAAACTATCAGAGCATGGAGAATGGGACAGCGACCTTTATTTCTCCGAATTGCGAGCGATAAATGATGCGGGTTTTAATTTAGAACTAATTGGCTCTGATGCGAATATAACTTTTGATTTTGAGCCTAATTTAAACCCTATAACTTCGTTTTCTGGAGTCGGCGAAGATGATATTAATAAAGCGCAAGCAGAGATGGAAAAAAATATAAATAATTTAACAGCAGAAAAATCTTTAAAAGGCACTGAAGTTATGTGTCCATATTGCGCGGAGAGCTTTATATTTGATGGAATTTGACCGCGCCGTAGAACATAAGATTTTAGCGCAAATTCTTGACAAGCACGTTTGGATTTTTGCAAAAACAATGCCAAAAAATCCTCATTTTTACACAAGAAAAAAAGATTGGGACGATGCTATTCTTTTTACGCAGTGCGCATATAGAATACGTGAATTTGGCAAAACTGAGATTTTTCGTGGCTGGCCTTATGTTTGTTTTAATTTTTGTGAATATAAATATTGGGTTATGGATAAAAATCCAGATGATGCGGTAATAATAAACCGGAAGATTATATGAGGTATATTTTAAGGACTTGCAAAGGACGAGAAGAGCAAGCTAATTACGTTAAAAAATTAATTCCATCTGTTGAGGTTTGTTATGACAAAGGTTTTGGCGCAATGAGCAATTTTCTGCAATCTTTAGAAATGGCAGGTAGCGATGCGGTTGTTAATTTAGAAGATGATATATGGATAACAAAAAATTTTGAAAATAAAATAAACTCTATTGTATTAAAAAAATCAAATGCAGTGATTCAGTTTTTTAGCATGAGAAAAGCAGATTTAACTGTAGGAAGCAGATGGGATGCGGGTAGATCGTATTTAATGGCACAATGCACCTATTTTCCAGAAAAAATTTCGCGTGGAATATTAGCATTTAGTAAAAAATACGAAAATATTAATCATAAATCGCACCCATTAGATTCAATGGTTGCTGATTACCTTAACAAAGCAAAGTTAAAATATTGGATTCATTGTCCTAATTTAGTAGATCACAGGATTGGAAAATCAATTATTGATCCTAAAAGAGCAAGCACAAACCGACAATCCTTCACGTTTACTGATGGCGCTACTTAAATGGCAAAAGCATATTGGGACAGCGCTTTAACGAAAGAGCAAAATGAGAATCCAGTTATGTACTCAGCTATAGTAGATCTGCCTGAGTTTATAAAAGCGCCTACTGATCAAGAGCTAGAGAACATATTTAAAACAAAAGGCTTTAAGCTGCAAACGTGGGGCAGGGCTAAAGGGAAAGATGGCAAAGACATTAAAGAAAATAATCCGCACTGGATTGGAGTTAGGGGCAAGACGCCTTTGCATACAGACCCAGCTTACCCAAGATATTCGCATCATTTAAAGGTTAGGGTAGATCACGGAATTTCAGTAAGAGGGGTTAACAAAGTAGAGCTTTCCCTATCTAGAGGTATTTTTTACATCCTTGACACTCATAGCCCGCATCAAGTTTTAAATGAAAACGGTGGTTGGAATATAGCGGTATCTATTGATTGCCAAAAAATGCTAAACCCCCAAGATTGCGTCAAGAGAAGTATGCAATATGCCGCCATGTCTAAAATTATATAAGCATGAAAATTTTTCTAAAAAGCAATGTTTACGAAGAAGCCATAAAACGAATTACTTTCTTGTTCAAAGAGTTTGATGAAGTAGTAGTTAGCTTTAGTGGTGGCAAAGATAGCACTGTAACGTTAGAAATGGCGTTAATGGTTGCAAAAAAAGAAGGCAAATTACCCTTGACAGTGATGATGCTTGATCAAGAAGCCGAGTGGCAAGCTGTTGTTGATTATGTCAAAAGAGTTATGTATCGCAATGAAGTTAATCCGCATTGGTTGCAAGTCCCTATTAAGCTATTTAACGCAACAACAATGGACTACCCGTGGTTAAACTGCTGGGATATTAATGAAGAACACATGAGGGAAAAAGACCCTATAAGCATTAAAGAAAATACATACGGCACTGATCGTTTTTACAATATGTTCCCTAAGTACCTAGCCAAACATTACAAAGGTAAATCTGTAGCGTTGCTAGGAGGCGTAAGAGCAGAGGAAAGCCCAAACAGACGCGCAGGGCTAACTAATGGCGCTACCTATAAAGATATAACATACGGCAAAGTCTACGATGCAAAACAGGGACACTACGTTTTCTACCCATTATACGATTGGAGCTATACAGACATTTGGAAAGCTATTCATGACCACGAATGGGATTATTGCAAAATATATGATGATTTTTATAGATATGGCATAGCTCCCTATAAAATGCGCGTTAGTAATTTGCATCACGAAACTGCTGTTGATCAGCTTTTCTATCTGCATGAGCTTGAAAGCGATACATGGAATGCTTTAACTAAACGCCTAAAAGGTATTAACCAAGCCAAACACATGAAAAAAAGCGAAATGTTTAGGGCTACTGAATTACCGTTTATGTTTGTAGATTGGCGAGAGTATAGAGATCACCTAACAGAAAACCTAATACAAGATAGCGATGTAAGAAAAAAACTAGATAAGAAACACTTATGGATGGACGGTAAGTTCCATGATATGGATAACATTCATGAAATGTATAAATCGCAAATATTGGGGATTCTTACTAATGATTTTGAGTTTGCAAAAATAAGCAACTTCTTAGGTAGACCCGAAACAATTAATTTCCTTAAATTTAAGCGAGGGCTAAAAATAAACTGGAATCGCCCAGACAGAGACCTTAGATACATAAAGCCGCACCAAAGAGGCATGATAAATGAGTGATATACCTAACCAACCCATAAGTGACGTTAAATGGGTATCTGTTGATGACGTAGAGCCAAACGATTACAACCCTAATTCGGTTGCAGGGCAAGAAATGAAGCTGCTGCATACATCAATTAAACATGACGGCTACACACAACCTATTGTTACTATCTACGATCATGAAAAGAAGAAATACGTTATTGTTGATGGGTTCCACAGATATTTTACCTGCAAAAACAATAAAGACATATTTGATGCTACTCAGGGCAGGGTTCCTATTGTTGTAATCAAAAAAGATATAAATGACAGAATGGCGGCAACAATTAGACATAATCGCGCAAGAGGTAGCCACAGCGTAGAAGGAATGAGCAGCATGGTCTTCCAAATGCTTGAGAACGGCTGGGCTGATGAAGATATATGTAATCACCTAGGAATGGAGCCAGACGAGTTATTGCGGTTAAAGCACATAACAGGCTTTAGCAAGCTATTTGCAGATACGGAATACAACAAGGCTTGGGTAAGTAAACACCAAATATTATTAAAGAAAAAAGTAGCCGAAGCAGATAAAAATGAGAAAACGTGATACAAGGTGATAATGAACATGCCAGAAAAAATAACAGATGCGTTGTCATCAGTAATGAGAGAGGAGTTTATATTTGGCTATACTGATGCTACTGGTGTACGGGTATATCCAAGCATAGATAGCCTTGTAAAAAAGCACAATGTAGCCAGAGCGACACTATATAGGCACGCCGAAAAAGAAAACTGGCAGGGGCAAAAAAACCAAATACAAACAGAGATTGAACAGAAGTTAGACGATGAGCGGGTTACTAAGCTACTAAAAGAAGGCAAAAAGCTAGACGATACCGCATTGGCTATAGCGCAAGGCATGTTAACCAGCGTAGGCCGTAAGCTACAGAAAGGGTTTCAAGACGAACAAAATAACCCTGTAGACGGGGGTTTAGCAGAAACACTATTAAGGGATCTGTCTCAAACAGCTATTAATGCACAAAAATTAGGTAAATTAGCGCTAGGACAAGCGCAAGAAATAAGCAAGGTGTCAGCAGATGTTAGCAGCCCAGAAGCCTTCCGTGAAATTATGGAACAACTTGACGAAATTGCGGAATCAAGGTCATCTAGCCACGACCATTCTCTACAATGAGTGGCAAAAAACCGCTAGACCATCACAGATAACGCCACCTAAAAGCAAATATGGCGACTATCAAATATGGTTGATCCTAGCTGGCAGAGGCTGGGGCAAGACAAGAACAGGGGCTATGGATACAGTTTTGTATGCCTTGCGTAATCCAGAAGTACAGATAGCAGTTGTTACACCTACTTTTGGTGATATTAGGCGCGTAGCTTTTGGCGGCGTATCTGGGATCTTAGCTAATATACCCGAAGGCTGTCTAATGGAAGGGCGTGGGCGGGGACACAATAGCAGTAATTCAGAAATAACTCTTTATAACGGCAGTAAAATAATGGGCTTTAGTGCTACAGAGCCAGATAGGTTACGTGGCCCACAGTTTCATAGGGCTTGGTGCGACGAATTAGCCGCTTGGCAGTACCCTGAGACGTTTGATCAATTAATGTTTGGATTGCGGTTAGGAGACAATCCGCAATGCGTCATAACTACAACACCAAAGCCGACACAACTCATTAAAGGCTTAGCTGCGCGAAAAAATACGGTAATGACTACTGGGAATACGTTTGAAAACAGTGCGAATTTAGCGCAAACAGCACTAGACCAGATGGAAGAAAAGTATGGCGGCACAAGGCTAGGACGACAAGAGCTATACGCTGAAATATTAGAAGAGGTAGAAGGCGCTTTATGGTCACAGAAAGATATTGAAGCAGAAAGAATTGATAAAAACAGCGTTCCAGATTTAAAAAATATTATTGTTGCAGTTGATCCAGCAGTAACCTCACATGAAAACTCTGATGAAACTGGCATAGTAGTTGTAGGCAAAGACCACAATAATCAGTATTATGTGTTGGAAGACTTATCTGGGAGATATTCGCCAGATGCGTGGGGCAAAATTGCTATTAGGGCTTATTACGAGCATAACGCAGATCGGATAGT